AGGACATACCCAAGAAGTCCGAGGTCAAGCGCCTGATCCGGCTGCTGCTCGGCGATGCCAGTGCTACGTCGCATGAGAACGACGCCACACTCGCAGCGTTGACCATGTTCAGCAAGCTCATCCCCGACTCGTGAGAGTGCCATGCTTCCAGACGACAATGCAGATGCCGGATTCCAGAAGCTAGAGACCATCGAGGAGATGGCCGTCAGCCGGTTCGGGCAGATCGAGGGGCTGGCCATCGTGCACAAGAGCACGCTCGAACTGGCCAAGTTCTACGCCGAGAAGATGGGGCTCGACCCCACCGATCCCGAGGTCACGCTCAACACGTCAGCGCTGGCGTTCGCACGGCACAAGGAGTTCACGCTGATGCGTGAGATCGAGATCGACTTGTTCCGCCGTGTCGCCACCAACGAGGACAACCTCAGCTACGGCGAGGTGCTGTTCAACGTGACGAAGACTGGTGCATACCGTGACGTTTACCGAGAGATAGACAGACTGCACTCACGTGGGTCTGTCTACCTCAAGGAACTCCGCGATATGCAGAAGCGATCTAGGTGAGATCGCCGAAGTCTTCGTAGAGCTTGCCAAGCTCGCGCAGGTAGAAGGCAGCCTTGCGGATGTCTTCGTGCGGGTTGCCCTTGCTCTCGTAGCGCCACGCATACTTCAGCACCTGCCCCTTGAGGTAGCCCTCGTAGGCGGTGCGGCTCATCGAAGCCCGGATAGCTTCGATGGCCTCAACGTCACCCTTCACGTAGTGCGCAGGGTGCTCAACAGGATCACTCTTCATCTTGTTTGATCTCTTCCCGCTTGTGTAGGACGGCGATGCCGACCAACAGGATGCGGAGAAGCTCGATGTCGCTGAGGTTGACCATCACCTCGGCGATGTTGAGCGGCTCATCCTGTTGTTCCGTCTCCGTCTCGGGTTGGATTGGCGGCACAGTGCTCTCGGAAGGGGCAGTATCCGGGCTTACCTGCTCGTCCGCAGTGGAAGTAGGCTTCTTTATCATGGCGAAGTAGGAACTCCTCTCCTGGGTCTTGGCCTTCGAGGGCCATCTCAATTGCAGCGCGCACCCGATCTCGCTCGGCACGCAGGACTCTAGGTTCGATGAAGCGTGGCATCAGCGGGGACGTGAGCGAGTCACGGTTGATACCAGCAACGATTGCCCCGGTGTCCAACAAGCCCAGGGCGTCAGCGTAGACAGACAGTTGAGCGAGATACCCGAACGGGTCGGGGTCATCGCCGAACAGCGTCTTCATGTGCTTGCGTGCCGAGAAGCCACCCATCGTCTTGAAGTCGACGAGCATCTGCTCGGGCGCATCAGCAGGCAGATACGCAGCTGCCTCCTCTCTGTCCGTGATCGTGATCAGGAGGTCCACGTGACCACGCTGGTTGAACCGGTTGTAGTCATCCGGCCACCAGTCAGGCATGTGCACTTCCTTCTCTGTGACCACTGCGAACCCAGCGGGGATAGCGGAGCGCACTGCTGCGTAGGCAAGGTTATGCAGCAGGTGACCGACGGCGAACGTCGAGCCGATGTTGTCAGGCATGTTGCCCGACTGGATGTGGTTGACCGCAAAGTAGGTCTGCCTAGCGCACGCAAGGAACGCCGACGGACGAACCACCGACGCCTCGTTGCGACGCGTCATGGTGTCCATGACTGCGTTGTAGACATCCGTCATCTGCTCGCCCAGTTTGACCGGGTCCATGTTCCCGACGCTCATGCCGTGCATCCACACGTCACGAATGAACCGGGACCAGTCCGGGTAAACCTTGTCAGGCTTCGGCAGTCGCATCTTCGTCATCTGTAATCTCCTCTGATGTAAGGTGAAGAGCCACCTCGTTCGGGCGTGCTAGAACCTTGATCGCCTTGACCATCTTGCCGCCGTTGTCATCGTCGATGAACGAACCGCGCAAGAATACCAGCGAGCCAGGACCCTTGTAGTCAGGCACGATTGACTTGATCTCACGTGCGTTGACTACTCGCCCACCGTCGGGGCTGTCGAAGTAAATGAATCCAGTGTCACCAACGGTGAAGGATTCGATAGGAAGTAGATCGTCTGTGTTCATAACTCCGTCTGTGTAAAAACTCCCACCCGATCAGTGCGCCCCGAAGGTGTGATTCAAAGAACCTGATCGGGTGGGACTGCGCGAACATACGCGCAGTGAATGTCAGCGAGTCGGCGTGAAGCGGAACTCCGCCCACTGCCCGTAGTCACCGTCCTCGTGGAACACGGTGACGTTGACCGTCTGACCGATGAGGTCGCGCGGCGTCTTGGTGATCGCCACTGCCTTGTCCGGCCAGACTGCCTTCATCAGCTTGGTGTAAGTCGCCTTCGCGTTGAGCGGGCGCTTGTAGTTGATGAAGGTCGAGATGTCCCCGTCGTAGGTGGGGCACTCGAACATGACCAGGAAGCGGGCTTCGACACCCTTCTCCTTGGCCTTCTCGTGCGGCTCGAAAGCACGCACGTCGGTGATGCGGCAGTCAGGGTAGCTGCCTTCGGGAGTCAACGACCGCTTGCCCTCGAACTCGTCCGAGGTGATCGTGGTGTTGAGGAAACGGTCTGCGTCAAACGTGCTCATCGTCTTCATCCTTTAGTGGCTTCGGGCCACGGTCTAGGTCTCTAAGAACTTCGAGTAGGTTCAGACCGTGATCGGCTGCCAGTGGCTTCGCACGTAGCAGCTTCTCGACGGTCCCAGCGAGGGCTTCCTTGTCCCTCGGTGGTCGATCTCCCATCTCGTCCAGCACCTCACGGATGCGCCGGTCGATCAGGTCAACAATGCTGATGTGGTCACGCATCGCCCCAGGTCTCCCCGGTAGTAGCCTCTGCCTTGAAGCGGACTGCTCCAAGCACAGATGGGAATGCTGTGTTGGCTGCGTGTTCCATGGCTTCCCTCACTTGGTTCGCCTTGGCCTCACTGGCAGCGCCGGTAAGTATTTCATCGTGAACAGAAAGGATCGGCTGTAGCCCTGCCTCTTCGACCGCCACCAGTGAGTGGCGCATGAGTTCGGCTGCCGAGCCCTGGACGATAACCGAGATCGCCGAGCGTGTCTCCTCTCTGGACCCAAAAATCCTGCTGCGTCCGGCGACGGTGCGTGCGACACGGTAGCTCTCGGCCTCCTGCCACACACCGTTCATCCAGTTGTTCAGCGCAGGCAGGTTGCGTCGGTAGTCATCGAGGAAGTTGCGGGCGAACCCGACCGTCGACCTGAGTTCGATCGACAGCCGGGCGGCACCCATGCCGTTGAGGATGCCGAAGTTCACGGCCTTGGCCTTGAACCGCTCGATCTTGTTCACGTCCTCGATGCGCTTGCCGAACATCTTGGCCGCAACCTCAGTGTGTGGACACCGCTCGTTGGCGAACGCTTCCAGTAGGACTGGCTCGTTCGCCAATGCTGCGGCCACACGTAATTCCACCTGCGAGAAGTCACAGGCGATGATGCCGTCGTTGCGTGGTGATGTGAAGCACCGCCGCAACGCATCGCCAATGACTCCTCGCTTCGGGATTTGCTGTAGGTTTGGTGTGTCACACGAGAACCGCCCGGTCTTCGTGCGTGTAGTGTTCGTTCTAGGGTAGACGATACCGTCTCGTGCGTGCTCAGCTAGTGGCTTGACGAACGCAGTGAGCAGCTTGAAGTGCTTGCGGTAGTGCATGACCGCAGCAGCGAGCCGGTCACCCTGATCAGCCAGTTGCTCAAGCGCCAGCTTGTTGGTGCTAGGCTTGCCGCCCTTGGTTAGTGGCAGCTTGCGCCCGTTGTCGAGCAGCCAAGCAGCAACGTGGATGGACGACTGCGGGTTGGCGTCAGACGGGAAGCCCTCTTCGGCAAGCACGTTGAGCGCCGACCGCATGGATGTCTCGATGAGCAGCTCGACCTCAGCCAGCTTGTGCTCGATCAGTCGAACCCCTCGGTTCTCCATCTTGAGCACGGCCAACTCGACACGATCGTCGAACAGCGTGGTCGAATCGCGGTCCATCTTGCACTCACGTGCCAGCTTGGACGTGAGCACCACGTCGTTCTCAAGGTAGTCAGCGAGTGCCGAGTAGGGCAGCTGATCTATCTTGCCTGTCTTGAGTTCGATCGGCGTGGGTATGTTGTGCCAGCCGAACACATCAGCGAATCGGTCGAGCGATAGCCTGCCCGTAGTGTGGTTGAAGTAGCGATGCACCATCGTGTCACGGAAGGGCACGCTGGGCACGAGGTTGAGCGCATGGAGATCGAACCTGATGTTGTGTCCGATCAGGCGCATGTTCTTCATGTGCGACGCTAGGTCCCAGCAATCGAACTCCTCGCGACTGACGATGATCACCTCGGCCAGACCCAGTGGTGACATGCCGATCCACCACGCCGAGTGCGGTGCGTCTTGCCCGACGACATCAAGCCCGTCGGTCTCAGTGTCGATCACCCAAGGCAAGTCTTGAGTGCGCTCGAACAGGTCGAGTAGCTGTTGCTTGTTCAGTCGGTGTGCCATAGTTAGATCATCCTTGCCCTCAGTTGCGGTGGTGCGTAGACACGCTTCTTAGCGCGAGTCAGCATGACGTAGAGTAGGCGCAGTGTTGCGGGATCTCGTTGCTCGAATCGGTTCATCGCAATCCTGGACCAAGGCAACAGGTAGACCTCGTTCGCCTCAGCACCCTTGGCTGCGTGACCAGTAGACAGCACCAGCTCACGGTCAGCTGCTGCCACCTTCGGGACAACTCCAGTTCGGTTGAGTCCCCACGTCACGAACCCCTTGAACACAGCGTTGCGCGAGTAGCCCAGCACCAGACCAGTGCGTGGTGGTTGCTTGCCATCCCACGTCAGTAGCTCAGTGCGGTGGCCTGCCTCGAACATCGACGCTGGCCTGTCATACCACGAGCGCAGCACGCTTGCTGCCACCGACGCCACTGGGTTACCAACACGATAGCCCTTGTCCAGCACGTGGAAGTCCTGCGCTGCTTGCCACACAGGCGGCAGGCTAGAGCCGAGCACCCCCTTGCTGCCTGCGAAGATCGCCTGACCTGGATCACCGAACGCACGCAGCTCACCACCACCGTGGATGAGTGCGGCAGCTGCACGCAGCTCGACCCACGACATGTCCTGCGACTCGTCGATGAACACCACGTCATACTTGCGGCTGCGTGGGATGGGTGCACCTGCACGCAACCACTTGCTCAGTGGCAACACGAACTTGAGCTGAGCCTCAGCCTGCTCTGCGTCGAGATCAATCGGCGGTGGCCCAATCGACCATGCGTGCAGACGCTTGGCCACCTCGTCGAGCCTGTGCGGTGGGCGCATACTCGGTGCGTCCAACCGATACTGTTCTAGTGCTGGGTCAGCGACGTGATGGATGCGTCGCTTGCTGTAGTTGCGTGCAGCTCGGACTACTGTGCTCTTGCCGACAACGAACGGCTTCACGTAGTCCCATGTCAGTGAGTAAACGGTGCCCGACTCCACGTCAGGCAACCTAGAGCGGACAACTGCGGCTGCGTCCTTGGTATAGGTGACGATCGCAATGCGTTTGCCTTGCGCGTCTAACTTACTTGCTTCCTCAACGATTGGTCTTGTCTTGCCGGTCCCAGGTGGACCATCAAATGCAATCAACTGATCAATCATCATCCTCCTTAGCTTGACGTTGCTTCTTTGCAATCACGTAAGACTCATACTGTGCCTGCATGAACGCTTGCGTTGTCTGCGGCAGCTGCTCAACCGAGCAGACCCACACTCTTGAGCCACTGCGCATACCAACGAGTGACTTCTCAAGCATGTATTTCTTGACCAGCGATCTGGCCTTGGAGATGTCACCGATG